TACAAATGTTGTTGGATATGGTTGGTTATTATTACTATTGGTAGTAAGTGGTCTATTTAATGAACCAAAAAACTCCGCACTATCCAACTGAACTTGGCTTCCATTTGAAAAAACATTAAGTGGTTTCCACTTTTGGGATTCAGGTAATGATTGACCAACTATATTTGCGTCTTGATACCCATATTCTCCCTCATTAGATTTTGTATTTAGTAATGCTCCTGGGTCAGGAACTTGTTCATACCCTCCTTCATTACCATATTGGTTTAATGGAAATAATTTATTTGCGAAAGACGGCTCGTCAATTAACTTATCAGGACTGTCTTGTACAGATGTATCCGACTGAACATATTCAGTATTGATAGGCTGTGTTGGTCTGTTCGGAGCCTTAGCATATGGAGTTAAGTTCCTAACAATAAGTTTCTTTCTAAACCCCTCTGAATTTGTTAAATCTAATAACGGACTTGCCATCTATATTTTTTTTATTTATAAATAGATTGTTTAAGAGTTTTTAATTACCGAAAGTGGTTGATACTGGATTAAGACCTTTACCTTCATTTTGTATGTTTCTTATTAGATTTTTAAATTCCTCTGAATTAAATAAATTGTAAAAAGCTCTGTCAATTGTTTGAGAATCAGTTCCTGCTGGAGCAGTAACTTCTAATTTAATCGTACCACCTATGTCAATTGTAGATTTCATTGTACCAGTGGTACTTGTAGTATTTCTTGTAATCTCTTGAACTTGTGTTTGTCTTCCTTCCAATAAACTTGATGTGGTCTGATTACCCGTAGTTTGTTGAAGGGCAGTTTCTTTCTTATCAATTTCTCCACTGATTGTATCTATTAATTTTGCTTCAAGAGAACCTTCCTTAGCATTATCTTTTATTTGTCTTGCGGTATCTTCCAAAGATTTTTTAAAATCTTTTTCAACTTGACCGAGTAAATCACCAGATTTATTTAAGTAATCTGATATTGCTGTCACATTATCTTTATTTCCCTCAGTTAAATCATAATACAAAGTTTTAAGATCAGTAATTCCAGTTTCTGTAACATCCCTAACACTTTTAGTAGTTCCCATTTTTGAAAACTCTCCACTGACATTTGTTACGGTACCTCGTATATCTTCTTTAGCTTGTACTACTTGTCCAGCACTAACAACTCCACCAACAATTTTAGCACGTATTGCAGAAACATCAGCCATAATTACTTGAGAGGTACTCATTTGAGATCTGGCAATTTCTTCCATGTCTTTCGGACGATTTTTTTGTTCGTCAATTAACTTTTCAAATTCTGTTTGAGTAATTTCCGATAACTTCCTTGTTTCTTCTTTTCCCTCTTCATTTCGTATTTTAACCTCATACTCACCACCCTCTCCCATTTTAGCAATGTTTGCAAGGTACTGTTTGTCTGTTTCGTCAATGTTAAGGCCAGCCGATCCTACCGCTGAAATTCTTTTATCAGCCTCAGCAGCCGCCAATCCTAACTTGCTCATTTCCGCGGCACTTACGCCAGTTTGAGTCTGTAGTTCCTTTAAGGTTAGAACCCCTTGTGGATTAATTTTAAATGTTTTTGTTTTTTCATCGAAATAGGTAAATTGTTTTGCAACATCTACTAAACTATCTTGCAACGCACCTGGATCGTTAATTGACGCGTTCATCAAAGCAAACGGGTCCGCTAAAGTTCCTGCGGCAACTCCTAACCGTTGAAATGCCGCGGCGGTTTCAATCGCACCTTCAGGAGACAATACTTTATCTGCAAGTTGAAAAGTTTGATTCATGTCAAACCTCAACATAGAAGCTTGAGCCGCCATTTTTGTTAACCCTTGAACTCCACCCTCAAATTGATATCGGTTCATTTGGTCCATGTTGTTGGTAACATCTTTCATTACTGTCGCAGCGTTACCTCCAATACTTTGAATGTAGTTGATGGAGTCTTCTAGTGTATCACCAATAGTTTCTATACCTGCACCAACATCTAAAAATGCTTTAGTTAGAGTATCTGCACCGAGGCCTAAAACTTTTTGGGCCGCAAATAATTTTTCAACTTCTTCTGTGGAAGCCACGACATTTCGTCGTGATTCAGTTGCAACTTTACCAATTATATTTGCAACATCTCCAATACTTCCACCCATTCTTGCGATACTTGGTGTAGTATCCGCCAGAGCGGTTTGGAGTTCGAGCATCCTCTGTCTGCCCTGAGTAAAAAGTTTATTTATGTCATTCGCATATTGCGATAAGGCATCAGAGGATTCTATAAATGTATTAGCATCAACTTTGAGTTGATTTAAAACATCTTCTTTAAGTTGTTCAATGGAATTTTTGTCTGCCATATGTAATTAAATCTATATATTATAAATACAAAAGGACTGATTTTTCAGTCCTTTTTGTTTTCTTCAACCCATTTGTCCAAAAGATATTTTCTTATAAATAATGGCATAATTAAAAAATCTTGATATGAAACATTCAACAACTTAGTTAAGTAATAATACTCATCTATTTGAGATTTTCTGTAATTAGAAGAAAGGGCGAAAAAAGTCCACCCCAAATCCAACATTGACTGTTAGCTTCTCTCCTGATGGGGCTATTACTGTTCTCGTTAAATCTAATTTAGGCTCATTTTCATCCATGAACTTTCTTATGTACTTGGAATCCGCGATTGGCATTTGGTCAATAAATTTTGAAATTTCTGATCTATCTGTTACACCATTAATTTCTAAAATTTGTTTGTTTAATCTCCAAGTAACTTTTGGTGCGGTTCTACCTTGTGGATAAGAATCCGACATTTTTTGAACCTCTAGTATTTCACCATAACTCATAGGTTTTAACTTCACCGTAGTTTGAGACTTTGGTAACGTGGTGATAAATGTTCCATCATCTGAAGGTTGTTGTCCCTTTATTACGTCCAACTCATCTAACCTAACAGTACTTTTGAATGGTTTTTTTGTACCAGGGTCGGTTAAGTTCAATTCCATTTCAGGACCAAAAGCGGTATTCCTTAAAAAAATTAAAATTGCTTCAACGTCACCTTCCATTAAATCTTCAACACGAAGATCAGGTTCGTATATCTTAGACCTCAACAAAGTTTGAGTCATGTCGTTTCCTCCCGCCATTAAAATATTCTCATCGTTAGCCGTTAGATATCCAACTTTAATTGATTTTTTCTTAGTCTTGTAGAAGACTCCTTGTGTTGGTAAAGGAACAACATCGTGTGGTAACGAAAAATTCGATTGACCGTGTTCTTTTGCTTGATTATCCATATAAAAATTTAACCGTAAAGTTTATGTGCTTTACGGTTAAATATAAAAGTTTTTTATTTTTAATAAATAGTATCTTGATAAATTAGTAAACAAGTACGCAACGATCCATTCTAAGTGTTGCATTGATTGTCGCTAATCCATCTTGTGCGTAACTTAAAGAGTTAAAGTTTACATCGGTTAGGAAAGTACCATATAAAATCCACTTTTCTACAACAACACCGGTTGGGTCCAACATTTCAAGGTCAACATCTTTTTTATAACCCGCCGCATAACCCATACGACCTGTAACGGATTCTGCGTGTAAACGAACCCACTCCATAAGAGCCTGAGCTGCGGAAGGTCCAATTGGGTCTCTGAAAACAGCCGGAATTGTTTGCCACGTAAACTTACCAGCGACATATGTCTCAGTGTTCAAGAACGGAATTGGGACAGGGTTTATAATAATATGTGGTCTTGCTGCAGATTCAACAAACCATTCATTTATACCAAGAGATGATGGAAACCTTAAGATAAAACGATTCTGTCGTTTTGGTTCGTAAGGAATCGGCATTTTCATTAACAAATCAGCCATGTGTTTTTAATTTTTTTTTTCTGTTATTTTATAGATAAATATATCCGTTCTCAAAAATTTTTCTATTTACTTTTTTTTTGATATTCGTATTCTTAATTTACTTCTTTCTTATAGCCTCCAGCAGTAGAATAAGTCTTAACTATATTATCTGGTTTATTTTTGAAATGCTTTTGCATTACTTCTATATTTTTCGGATCGTCGTCACTAAATCCTATTGATAATTTTTCTGGATTAAATTTATTAGAAATATCTTTTTTTAAGAATGCTTTTTTATTAAGTACTGCTGCCATTCCTTTAATATAACTAACAAAATCTTCCATTGCTTCGACTTTGGCTTCTTCAGGATTAACGGCCCCTTTATCGTCACCAAAAGATACTGGGTGATACTTATTAAGTTCTAAATAAGATTTGATAAGTTCCTCGTCCGTCATTTCATCTTCTTCCACAAAAGACCTATATTTTTTTAGATTTTTAATTAACAGATCTTTATCGATTCCGTTAAACCCTTCTATAATATAGTTATAAATTGCTTGTTTTATAGTGTTTGGATTATGACCTCTCGCAGTTATTATCGCAAATATTGAACCATTATTTATCGCTTCTTTGAAATCATCGAATGCCGGTCCTTTTCTTGCCCTTAAAGAGTCCACCAAAAAATCTTTGTCTCCATCAGTTCTAAAGTTTCTAAATGGAAAGTCTGAATATCCCACAATTTTGTTACCTTTATATGTGAATGGCTCTTTACCTATTAGATGTCTAAACTCTGCGAAATCATCAGTAGACATACCAACCTCATTACCTTCCTCATCTTTGACCAAAATTTTTGTTGGCATATGAACAATATTATCGTCCCAATCGAACGCATAATACTTAAGATCTGGTGCCCCCTCAGTTTTGAATCCTTCTGTTAACTCTTTTCTCATTTGGCTAAAGGGGGGATATTATCCCCCCATAAATTATTGTTAGATATTTTCGAACGAAGCTCCTGTTGGAGTGATGAAGAATTCGATATCGATGAATTCTAATGCCTTCGTTGGTTTTAAGTATATCTTACCTGTTAATGTATTTCTATCTAAGTCTTCAGGTGTAGAAGAAACTGTTACTCTGAAGTCGTAAAGACCTCTATCTCTTCTAATTGAATCTAAGATAGGGTTAACACTATCCAAGAATTGT